CGAAGATCGCCGAAAGGTCGTAGGTCTTGTGCAGTCGGCGCGCTTTGGCACAAACGGCGGATATACTGGCCCCCACGGCATCCACCACGGCGAGCCTGCTCCCCGCGATTTGCGAAGCGGCTGCCGTCAATGCGGGAAAGTCGCGGTCGGCCAGAAAGCCCTCTCGCGCGCGGTGCAGGTTGACCCGCGCTCGGGTGCAAAGAAGCCGTTGGTGTAGCTGCTCGCTGCTCATCTCGGCGGAAAAGAATGCCACCGCCTTTTTCTCGTTCATGGCGATATGCTCGGCGATGTTCATGGCGATGCAGCTTTTCCCCATGCTCGGGCGTGCGGCGATGATGAACATTTCGCCCCCGTGCAGTCCGTCGGTCATCTTGTCGAGTTCGACGAATCCGGTTGAGATCCCCGTTATAACGCCGCGCCGATCGTAAAGCGCCTCCAGAGCATTCACGGCAGCCATCGCGCCCTCTTTGGCGGTCACGGTCTTAAGCTCGCCGTCATCGTTCTTGCGAATAGCCAGCACGTCCCTTTCCAAACCGTCCAGAAGCGGCTGAACGTCCCTTTGCTCGTCGTAGCTGCGGGCCGCGTATTCCGTGCATACCTTGATCATCCGACGAAGGGTGATTTTGTCCCGGCAGATTTCGAGGTAGTAATCGGCAGCGGCGGCGGTCGGGATGTAGCTCCCCACTTCGGACAAGTAGCTAGCGCCTCCCACTTTATCGAGTTCCCCGCAGTCCTTCAAAAGCTGCCCTACGGTCACGAAGTCAATCGCCTTGTTGCCGTTCCAAAGCTCCATCGTTCGGCGGAAAATGGTCGCATGCGCTGGCAGGTGGAACCAGTCAGGCTCAACCCCCTGCTCGGCGAGGTATCCTCCAACCTCGCGAGGGCGAACGAAGAAGCTGCACAGAAGCCCTTTTTCGGCTTCACAAGCTTGGGGGAGCATCCTGTGAATGTCAGGAAGGTAACTCACGCGGTTTTGATCCATTGTCGAAAGTCAGTGTGAAGGAATGAGGCGGAAAATCGGTGCTCCTTGTAGGGCAACTCTTTGGCGGTGAGGAACTCAGCCCAGCGCGGAGGATCTTCTTGCGGTTTGATCGGTCCCGATGGTGCGGTGCTGCCGTTGCCGTTACGGCCAGTGCGCGGCGCGGCTGCCTGCTCGGTCTGCGGTGATCCATCCTCAACGAAATTGCTTTGCATCATCGGGCCAAGTCTCCTCCACATCGCAGGAGTTCTACCCATGCACCAGTTTTTGGCGTGCCAGTTGTCCCACTTCTTCTTTGCGTACCACGCTGGTATTGAGTAGCGACCGAGCATGGTCGTCCATGCCTTCAGCGTAGGTTCCTTTCCTGCTGGTTCGTCGATTCCCTCTGTGTGTGTATTAAATGAATCTGCTTCTGCATTAGCTCTACAGGGTTCTACATCTTCTACATATTTCGACTCTACGCGCTCCTTGGCGCGACGGGTGTTGATGTAATTCCTCTTTGATTCTTTGATTGCTTCCTCATCACGAATTGACCGATACTTTTCGTGATTCAGAAGTCTCCATCCCCCATCAATGGCCTCGATCCTCTTGCCCTCAAAGTCCGGCGTCCTGCTGTATTTGTCAGGTAGGAGAAACTTTTCTACCGCCCGCTCGGCATCTTCCACGGGCACCCTTGCGCGGTTTGCAAGTCCGGGAATGCTCGCCCAAACCCTTCCCCGACGGTCGCACATAGCGAGCATGGTAATCCAGACAAGGCGCGTCCTGTCGTCCTCAACCCAAATAGTGCTTTCGGTGATCGAACTGAACAACTTCGTAAATGTCATACTCACGGTGTCTACAGTAGAAAAAGACTTCTACACGTCAATTAGAAAATGGGGTTGTCGCTGAAGGTGTTGACGGGGCTCGACGGGTGTTGACATTTGTTGACTCCCGAGTTGACGAAACGCGGTAAAGTTTACGCGGTTTTACCACTCTCAGCCTTCCCGCACGTCGGGCAAGCGCACGATCCGTAGAGCCTCAGATGTAGGGTGCGCACGGTGAGCCGCATCAGCCGCTTGCCGCGTTCGTAGGGGACTGGTCGCTTGCGTTTCATGCCAGTTCACCAGTTTTTAGCCAGCGGGTTAAGTCTTCAACGAGTGCTTCAACCTGCTCCCGCTCAAGGTGCATTCGCGTGGCGACGAAAACTTCTGGCGGAATTGGGAACGCAACCCATCCTGTCGTCTCGGCTGTGCGAACGCCAACGCTCGCCGCGTCGGTCGCCATCACTTTCGGATCGGCCTCAGAAATACCAATCCACAGCGCATCGAACTCCGCATTGCTGCTCTGCTGGATAGAGCATTTTGTATCGTAGGCATCCTTGAATTCGATGAACGGGAATCCGCGCGACGAGTGCTGAATTGTTCCTAATCTCATAGAGGTATGGCTGGTCATAAATCTGGGCGGGCGTCAATGGGGAAAGAGCGGCAGCTCACAACCGCCCCTTCCGTCTCTCGGCCAGCGCGGCGAGGTGGTCGTTCAGTTCCCCTACGCCATCGCGCAGGTTTGTGAGGAAGTTGTAAAGCTGATCAAAGGTGAACTCGTGCCAGGCTTCCTGCTTGAGTCCATTGCCGGAATACGTTGCGAGGCTGATCGCGTTCCTATGGGTGGAGAGGATCACGGTTTTGTTGCCCTTGCGGACGTGCAGGCAATCCATCGGGACTGTGCGGCGCTGAGTCTTCATTTTGGTTCCTCGTTGGCGATGCGCTCGTTGCTGAGAGCGAGTAAAACATCGGCATGGCACGCGGTCCCTTCCTTGCACCAGCAAGCCAAGTTTTTACCGCGCAGAAATGCAAGATCCGCTGCCGTGTAGTATTTTCTGGCCACAAGTCGTTCGAAGAACTCGACAGCCTGCGCTTGGGTTTCAATCAGCGTGAACTTTCCGGGCGTCTGCGCCGCTACTTCAGCGTCTCGCGCTTCACACCAAGACATTCGGAATGCACCCCTCGGGTCAGGATCTCCAACCATGAACCAGCCTCCAACCTTGAACGGGTTCCCGAATCGTCCCGGTCGAGTCACCTTGACCGTGTTGGGAGGCATGCGCCAGCCTTTCGTCCTGCGCAACTGCACGCGCACGGGTTTCTCCACTGTTTCAGTCGCTGGGTTTGGGGCGGTCATTCAAGAGCCTTTCGGTAGAGATTAAGTGCGGTTTCAACCTGATCGGAAAGACGCGCCCATTCCTTCATTTTTTCATCTTCGTTCGCCCTCGCGGACTGCAAGCACTTGTGATTCAGAAAACGCACGAGCTGACCCACAGACACGTCATCGGTTAGGAATGCCTCCGGCTGTTTTGGCTTGTCGCTCATCGTTTCCCGTGTCCCTTCATCTGCGCCAGCGCCGCGTCAAACCGCGCGTAGAACGCCGTCAGCGCCTCTTGGATCTTCGCGCAGATGGCTTCGTCGCGTTCGACCTTGAGCACGAATGGCGGGAACTTGCGCCGGTAGCTGACGAACTTCCACCAAGGGCGACCCGTGACGAACATGGAAAAATGTAGCTGAACAATATAGTCCTTCGGGGCGACACCTTCCATCAGGTAGCGAACGTGGTTTGTGTGTTGTGGTGCCTTGATCTCCAATCCCCCGTCGTCGTCCAAGAGCGCGTCCGGGCTGCACCCACAGCGCCCGTCATCGCCTTCGATGAAGCCGACGTTGCGAATCTTGTGATCGTATTCCAAGGCGAACCAGCTTCGCGCCTCGGCCTCCAATTCCTCCCCCTGTTCCGTCGCCCATGTGCTGAACCCGGCGATGGGTTGACCGTTCCACGTCTCGGCCAGCTTCTCGTAGAGGTAGGTGTTCACGCCTTCGCCTTCCTTGATCTTGAACAGCGGCGTGAGCAGCGCAGACGCTTCGCTGGCCGTGACTTTTCCAAGGCGAACCTTGAGCCAGTCATATTCTCCCTGCGTGACATTGTGCTCTTTCACCGCTTACGCCTCGCTTCAAGGGTTTCCATCAGGTCCGCATAGCGAGACGTGGTGATCGTCTCGAACGTGGCCGCGCCGGCATGCGCCAGGAACTTCGTGCGATCGGTCTTGGTCTCATCGCACAGTTCCCGAAAGGTGTCGGCCTGTTGCTGCGTGATCGGACCGCCTTCCATGCGGGCGTCTTCGTGGATGGCGTCGGTGTCCTTCTCGACCACGATCCCAAAGGCGTCACACAGAGCCCCGCGCTTGGCGTAGCTGTGGGCCGCCCCGTCGGACTGTGATTCACTCGACCCCGGAGGACCGCTCCCGATGCGAACGGTGTATTTGTGCTGCCGCGAGTGGCCTCCTTTGTGGGTGACGATGCAGATTTTCGTCACCTTTTGAGCGACGTTCTCCCCTTCGGCGAATGAGTAGGTGAAGCCGTATTTCATGGCCACCGGCTTGAGAATGCCGTCGATGTCCTCCAGCGGCGCGAAGGTGTAGCGCACCGTCTTGCCATCCTTGTTCATCACGGGAGCCGTGGCTTTGATCGGAGGAAGCGCCTGTTGCAGCGCCAGGAAGTCGGTCGCAAACTCCTTTTCGGCTTGGCGCGAGTCCATGCGCTCTTTGAGGTCGCACAGTTGCGCGAATGCCGCCACGGAGTCAGCGGTGATGCCCTTCTCGATGAAGGTTTGCAGCATCAGGGAGATGGACGGTTCCGGCTGCTGAGCGGCCAGTTGCTTCGACGGCGCGGTGAGTTCGAGTTCTTGGGATTTCATGGGTAATTGTGGTGAGTTCAGAAGGGCAATCCGTCAACGGGGGCATCAAGGTCAACATCAAGCGGGGGAAGTTTCCGTTGCGGAGCAGGCTTGGGACGAGCCGAATGTTCACCCTGCGGGCGGCTGCTGCT